CGGCGGTTGCGGTTGCGAAGCCTGTACGCGTGCCGTTCCGTAACGCTATCGATGGATCCCATGTTGTATCACCTCGATCTTCACCGGATGTTCGACATCACGACGCCAGCGTTGAGGTTCTCGATCTGGTAGTCGTGACGAGCCCGCAGCGCGTAGCGTGCGAACAGATCCCGCTCCAGCGTCTCGTCAGACTGCTCGAGAACGTCGATCTCGACGTCACGCCGCAGTGCCCAGATGAGGTTCTCGGGGGGCGTGAACAGGCCCTTGGTATCGGGGAAGCCGAACACGCCGATGACGTCGAACCCGAACGGGTTGAGATCACTCTCGCCGAGCAGGACGGCGTCGCCTAGGCCCGACTCCTTGTCGGTGAGGAACCGCTTGTACCGCTGGACGTTCTTCCGGCTGGTCATGAAGACCGGCTCCATCTGTTCGTCGCGCAGGAACTTCTGGTCGATGTTGAGAATGGTCTCGTCGAACAGCGTCGTGTTGACGCCACCTGCACCGTGATCGTAGGTGGTCATCGACGAGTTCCCATCGACGCGGTTCGAGGAGTCCTGCCCCTCAGCGATCGCGAGCCAGCCATCGTTGATCCCAAAGAACGAGTCGGCACCCGAGAAGTAGGCACTCGGGCTCGATTCGTGGCCGGCCACGCCCAGCTCTTGGGCGTCCGCTGCGAACTGCTGCTGGAACTTTTCGAGGAGGATGTCTGCGACGTCACCGACGGTGTCCTCGACGGATTCGTTCGTGATCTCCCACGGGATAACCGTCTTCTTGACGTCGATGTCCACCTGGCCGGTGCTCGCAGTCTCGAAGTTGTCTTCGACTGATCCGCCTTCAGAGACCTCCTGCATGAGGCGCTCGCCGACGCCGATCTGCGGGATGGCCTCCTGCTCGAACTCCAGATCGACGGTTCGGATGCGGTTGAGGAGCGTCGCCTGCTCCTGCACTTGCTGGAAGAACTCGTCGAACAGCCGCCGCGGGAACTGACCACCGGAGAGGTCGCCCTCGGAGTCGATGGTGTCCTTCTGCATCGCGCGGCGGTTGCGCTGACGGGCAGCTTCCGCCATCAGGCATCACCCCCCGTAGGCGCACCGACCAGCCCTTTCTTGAACGCCTCGACTTCGTCGTCGGGCTCGCCGCCGTTCTTTTCCGTGCCGTTCAGCTGCTGGCTGTAGCCGCCCTGCTTGCTGATCGTCTCAACCCGCTCGTCGAGACTCTCGACCTTCTCGGCGAGGTCCTGCGCCCACTCGGGCGCGTCGTCGAGCGACTTCTCGCCCTCGCCGTCGCCGTCGTCGGCACCGCCGTCGCCGTCTTCCATCTTGCTGACTCGCTCGTCAATCGATTCCACTTTCTCGGTGAGGTCAGCCGCCCACGCGGGCGGCTCCTCAGGATCGCTGTTGGTCATGTTGATTTCCGTGTCCGTCTGGCCGTCAAGCCAGTCTGCGAATGCGTCCGTAACTATCTGCTCGTCCGCTGCCATCTCCTCGAACCACTCCTCGAACGCGCTCGTCAGTGCGACGATCTCGTCTGGGTCGAGTTCGTCCGCGAAGTCCATCTCCCAGAACCAGTCGCGGAAGTCCCCGACCGTCGCGTCGCCATGCGCGTCCGTGAAGTCCGAGACCAGGTCAGCGACGATGCCAACCTGCTCTTCGGTCAGTTGCTTTTCGAGGAGTTTCACTGCCGACATTTCATCATCGTCATCATCACCGTCATCGTCATCGTTGTCTTCACCCTCGTCGTCACTGTCCGGGGCCTCGGACTCAGAACTCGCCTTGGTGCCGTCATCGGACCCGGTCAGCCACGACTTGAACTTGCGCCACTTGGTGGCATCATCCGGTTCGGTTGCCTGTTTGTCATCCGATTCGTCTGGGTCGCTATCGGTGTCGCTCATGTCATTTTCAACCTTGGAATAGGTCAGGTCGATCTCCACGCCCTCGATCTCAACCTTCGTTTCGTTCTTTTCGCGAACGTCAGTCAGGTACTCGTAGAGTCGGCGGGCGTCCTCTTCGTCGTGCCCGCGTTCCTCGGTCATCACCGCGACGAACTCTTCTTCCCCATCCACGTCATCGAGGATGGCTTTCCCGAGTTCCTGGCCCTTGTAAGTCGCCCGCGGCACCGCCGGGATGTCGACGTCCGAGACTTCGTTGATCGTGCCGTCGATGAGTTCGGTGACTGGACCATCGGCGACGCCGTCGGCGACCGCGTCCGGCACGGTCACGTCATCGGGGACGCTATCGTACTCAGTCGCGTCGGCGATGTCTCCCCCGATGGAGAAGCCAGTCAGGATGCCGTCCTTGACGAGCGCCCAGAGGTCATCGTCCTCGTACTTTCGCGTGCCCACGAGCGTGCCAGCTGGGAACTCCTCACCGTCGATCGTTTCCGGCTCGTCGATGACCTCAAGACGCTCGAAGTGGGCCGCATCCGAAGGAAACGCCGAGTGCATCACACCCGTCTCGACATCCTCACTGTGGAAGCTCCGCACCGCTGGTGCGCGCAGGAAGTCGCCCTGATGATCGAGTTCGTCCGGGACCAGCACCGCACCCGTCGCTGTGCGCTCGTCTTCGTCGACGGCCTTGATGGAGACCGTCTTACGAAACTGTCTCGTCATGGATCAAAACGTCCGTGCGGGTATTTTGGCCTCTGCCCCCGCGAGGGCGTCATCGGTTCCTGCCTGCAACGCCAGGCGACCAACTCAACCATGGTCTAGATACCCTCGGGGACGTCCTCGGGATTGGTGTCCGGACCGTCCGGCAGTGGAGTGTGGTTGTCCGTGATCTCCTCGTAAGCGTAGTCAAGGCGAATGTTCTCGTAGTGGTACGAGCCGTGACTGTCTGCGCTCACGAGACCCTGCCACTCCTCTTCGGGCGCACCGAGGTAGACGTACAGCGAGTCCGCTCCGTCGTCTCGCTTGAACCGGATGTACAGCTCCTCTTCTTCGGCGTCATAGAGGCCCTGATCTAGGTTCGAGGAGTCGAACTGCGCCGTCTCAACCCCCTGCTTCTCGGCGAGTTCGAGCGGGATGGTTGCTCGCGTTCCGACCTGGTTCTCTGGCGGCGGCGCGTCCTCAAGGCGCTCACCGCCACCACCGGGTTGCTGGGCCGAACCACCCTGGAACTCGACCTCGAACTCGGCAAGTGTCATGCTTCCGAGCGGCTCGTCGAGTGAGTCAAGATCCAGCTCTTCGCGTGCCTCGTTGACTGTCCCGACACCGGCCAGCCGCATCGCCCGGACGCGCTGTTCAGCAAGACGGGCTTCTTCGGCTGGTTGGTCGGCACCGCGCAGCTCGAACTCGAGGGTCCAGTCCGTGACCCCGAGTGCCTGCTGATGGATGATCCGGTAGAGGCGCTCGGCGAACTTCTTCTGCTCTGGGTGGATGACCTCGATAGCGAATTCCCGCTCCTGGGCTCGTGAGTTCGACCGGTTGCTCGTCTCCGTAACACCGATCTTGACCGGCGGCACCTCGTGAGCCTTGGCGATGTCGTGTTCGTTTTTCTCCCGGAACGCCTCGAAACTCATCTCCTCGGTAACGCCCTGCCCGATGGGCTCCAGTTCGATTTCGAGATCGTCGGCACCGATCTTATCGGCGAACTTCTCAAGTTCGAGTACGACTGTCCGATGGTTCTCCTCCTTGAGACCGTGGACCATCTGCCGAAGATCCCGCTTAGACTCTTCGGACAGCTCGCCGCCAGTCACCTTGACGACCATCCGTGGGACGGTGTCGTTCTGGAAAAACTGGCGGTTGTAGTCCTTCGCGGCCTCGTCGGCGGAGATCGTCCGGAGGCTGCTGATCCAGTCGGGCACGCCATAGTGGTCGGCCAACGGCGATGGGTTCCGGACGAAGATGAGTTCATTCGCTGGCTCGTTGTCAACGTTCTGTGCCGACCCCGTGACGACGTCGCCGTTTTCAGCGTCCACGAAGATCGGATCTTGATCATCATCCGCAGCCTCGCCACGATACCGATCGCCGGCCTCACCGAAGAATCGACGTCGGCCCTGACGCATCTGGACGTATCCCCGCTGGTTCATCTCCAGATCCGATGGCATCTGCACATCGTCATCATCGGCAGGGGGCTTCCGAACGCGGACCGTGTTTGCCGGGACATACGCGAGACCGACCGGGTCGCCGGCGTTGTTGACGAGGACCTCAATGCACAGCCACCCGATGTTGTGGTAGTCTTGGCGGGCAAGCTCGAGCACCTCGATCGGCGTCGTCGGTTCTGCTGACTGGTTGGGGCCCGTCTGCCACTTGGTCTCGGGCGAGTGCCAGAAGTCCTCGACGAGATCGCGCTCCCCCTCATCAGCGTCCTCAGAATCGACAGTATCGTGAGGGACGATATCGAATCCGAAGCCGACCTCGTAGCGACCCTTTTTCCGGACAGCCGCGGCGTGGGTCTCGTTGAGCTCGAGGAAGGCCGCGAGCCGATCCGGGTTGTAGGGCGGTCGGATGCCCAACCCAGCGCGGGCACGGATCCGGCGTTCCTGAAGCTGCGTGGACTCCTCTGCCTTGGCGAGATCTCTGTTGGGTGTCAGCTTCTCGATGCCGATCTCGATGTGCTGCTCGTCACTATTGCTACTCATTTCTCAATCCTCTCACGCTTGCACGACCCGCAGACACCGCGGGCTTTCTGACGCGAGGTTTTAAGCTCCGTATCACACTGTCGGCACGTGTCTCGTGACGATTTCATAGGAAGGTCATGCCCTCGCTGGTATCGCTGTCCTCGTCTTCGGGCTCATTGAGCGCCCCCATCGACTCCAGGCGACGAATACCCTGCTCGGCCATGTACCACGCCGCGATCAAGTCAGGTGTGTGCCCCTTGAGTCGTCCATCCTTGAGCGTCAGCGACAGTGCCGCCTGAATGAAGTCCTCTGTCGGGCCGTGGCCGCGGTAAAACTGGATCGACCCGTTCTCGACGAGGCGACGCAGTCGGGGGATGCCGTTCTCCCAGCTGTGTTTCTGGCCCGTCGTCGAGATCCCCGTCACCTTCGAGCGCAGCGACGCGGAGAACTCGATCGCGTCGTTGACGACGTATTGCTGCATCCCGTTGTCCTCGATCACTACAGCCCCCGGGTCGTAGCGATCGTCTAGGTCCGCGAGCGTCGCCTTCACCGCCGAGGGGCTCATGCCCTGCTCGGCGTGGGCGTCGAGCAGCGTCCGCCGACCGTCTCGCTGAACGTGCAGCGCGACGAACGCTGCGTCGTCGCCGGTCGGGGACTGGGCGGGGTCGTGGGCGACGATCGTCGCGCTGCCAGCGCCGTGCGTGATTTGCTCGGGTGGAGACTGACCGCGGATTGAACAGCCACTGTTCTCAACGAGTTCGTCGACATCGGCCTTCGCGATCAGGTTGCCCGACGCACCAGTGATCACCATGCAGAACTCCCGCCAGAACAGGTGCGGGCTCATCTGCTCGTACTTGTCAGCTAGGTAGTCGGGTCCGCGGGCCTCGGGCCAGAGCACGTGGACCGTGTCGCCACCCTGCGACAGCGGGTTATTGACCTCAGTGTAGAGCTCTTCGGGCGGACGGCGCTCCGCCCAGGTATCATCTTCACGGAACTCTTGGTCCCAGATCTCTAGCACCGCCGGGTACTCCGTGAAGTCGTACGCCTCGCGATCGGCGATGTGGCTGTAGATGTCGTCCGATCGCTTTCGCGTCCCGATGATGGCCGTCTTCCCAGAGTCCTTTACCATCGGGACCGTGACGCCCTCGATCCAAGTGAGGATCTCCTCGGTGTCGCCATCGCCGCGCTCCTTGATGACGTCGTCGAGGGCCAGCAAGTGCGACCGGTCACCCTCGATCCCACCGAAGAGCCACCCGGCGTACAGCATCGAGCCGTTCGGCCACTCCTTGGCCTCCTTGGTATCCCGAACCGGCTGGCTGTTGAGCGTCGTCAGCCACGGGTTGCGATCGACTAGCTTCCAGAACTCGGTGTCGGCCTTCTTGTGGGCCTGGCCCTGTGTGTTGGTGATCCAGTGAGCGCGAAAGCCATCGATGTACTCAAGGCAGGCGATCAAGTACCCCAGCGTGAACGTCGTCTTTAGTGAGTCCCGGTGGGCGAGCAGCCCGATGTTCTGATCGCCGGCGAACTTCTGCGCCCAGTGGACGTGGACGTCCCCGATCGAGACGTGACCGTCGCGTTCGCCTTCCATGTAGCCCTCGGTGAGGCGGTTGAAGTAGACATCCCATGGGCAGCCGTCGAACGGATTGAGCACCTCTCGCTGCGTTTCGAGGTCCTCGAACTCTCGCCAGATCTCCTCGGCCTGTCGCTCAGGGTCGAGTTCATGGCGGTCAGCCGCGCTACTCATTGGTATCAGCCTCGTATTTTCGGCGGAGGGTCTCCCGGAGCAGATCCTTGGTTTCGTCGTCGACGGTGTGTTCGGTCTCGCTCTCGACCTCGGCGTTGAGCTCTACCTGGTCCGCCGGCGACTTGATCACGCCGAACTCCTTGGCCCACTGTCGGGCCTCCCTGAGGAAGCGATCGTCACCCGTCCGGTGGTACTTCAGGTACGCCTCCTTGACGACGTCCTCAGCGAACGACTCCGCGTCCTCTTCGAAGTTGATCGCCTCGAGCATCTTCTGCTCTCGCTCGGTCAGCTGCTCGCGCTGGAGGCGTTGGAACTCCGAGTAGCTGCCAGTGTCGTAGTTCGGGTTCGACTCACCCCACTGCTCTCCGGTCACCGGGTGCTTTGAGCACGGCCCGACGTCCCGGTCTTCACCCCACCCCGCGGTTAGCAGGCAGTAGTCGTACTCGTCACGCTCCCGACCGTGTTCCGTCGGTGTCGTCCGGTCGGACTTCGCTGCTCCGCAGATCCGGTGACCTCGCTCCGGATGGGTAGGGTGGCCCCGATCGTCTCGCGGTGGTTCCTCGGATATCTCCCATTCCGAGTCGTGTTCATCTGTCATTCGTGGATCGCAGCCAGGAAAGCTGTCAGGGATGGGTCAGCGGGGCGACGTCCGCGGACGGCTAGGGGCGGACCGTCGGGGGCCCGGCGGCCCCTGAGGTGTCTCGACATCTTCGGGGCGATCGTGCTCGCCCTCAATGTGACACCGACGACAGCGCTTCCGGAGGTTTTCTGGGTGACCGTTGCGCTCGTTGCCGTCGTTGTGATGAACCTCCGCTGCCTCACCCCGGTCGAACGGACGACCGCATGTAGGGCAACGATCGCCGGCACGGGCACTCCAGACTCGGTCACGGTGCCGATCACGAGAGTCATCAACCATCGGGAGCCTCCGTCGGGCCTTCCTCAAGCAGGAGCCGCCCAACGCACTGACCGCAGAGTGTGACGAGGTCGCCCTCGGCGTACCCGGCCTCGGATAGATGGCCGCCGATGGGTGTACTTCGGTAGAACTGCTCGTTGAACTCGCCCGTGAGTGCTGGCCGATCGGCGTGGACATCGTCGCCACACCAGCCGTCGCACTCATAGTTGTAGGGCATGAATGGAAGTTGCCTGCCGTTCAGTCAGAGCCAGTCGATCTCGCCCGGTGGCAGCTCGCCAGCGAGCGTTACGAAGAACTCGTCGTTGAGGTACTTCTGGTCAGTATCCATTCATTCACGCCTCGTTCACCGTCTCGCCATGCGATTCTCGACCTCGGTAGCGGTTGCCCGAGCGATCTCGTCGACGTTCATAACCACTACTGTGTTCGGTTTGTGTTCACCGTCGTCTTCGCCTTCAACCTCATCGACGAGGCTGTTGATGACGTCCGTCCACGACTCGTCCTCGTCTTTCAGCGGAGCGAGGCGGTCGTAGGC